TCTGTATCATTGCACTCTGTCACTGTATCACGTTGCTCAGTGTATGTAACCGAGTGTGCTACCTATCTAGCTGCCTATCTTGCTACCAGATTGCAACCCTACTCTAATTGTTCCTTGGTTGCAACCCTATCTTGTTCCCTAGTTGCTACTGGGTTCCATTTGATTCGGTACGCCTTAGAGAACTAAACGAACTCAATAGGGTTACAGCCTTATCTTGCCGTTGGTTACTACTTGGGTGCTACTAGGTCATAGGTATATGGGTGCTACTTGGTTGTGGTGTTAGGGTTGCTATTAGGTGTGTCTCTTGGGTGTTCTATTGGTTGTGTCTTTCCATGGAGCGAATAAGCGGAATGGTTGTATCAGTAGTCTATAGGTGTTCTGTATCTGTACGCAGTTGGGGAGGGGATTCCAAAGGGGAGTAACCTATCGACCTGCATCGCAGCACCTATAGGGAACAGCCTATCTAATCGGTATCTGTAAATAGTTTGCGAAAGGGGTTGCATCCTGAATCGGTCTATGGCTTAATAGCGTCACTGGAGCAGAACACCGCACCGGTAACCAAGCGGACAAGTAGAGGGTGCCGAGGGGCACTAGGTAGTAAGACCGTCAGGCAGCCTAGTGAAACCGGAGTTGACACGAAAGACGCAAGGTTGTAGAGTACAGACATCGGCTCGTTTATCCTCTTTGGTGCCAACCAAACAATATACAAGAGGCCTGTCGGTTAGCAGGGGCACACGGAAGTGCAACTAACCACCTTGACAAGCAGTAACGAAAGCAGTAATCTTTACCTCGCCACTACGGCAACCGCTCCTTAACAACTTGAATCACATTCTACACTATCCCTTGATAGATATGGCTAGATTGAACTGGAGCAGGCACTACGGCCCGAGAGATTGGGAACGTAGTATAGCACGGGTCGAGAGTATCGGACTGGAGATAGACAATGCTGAAGAAGGTAGCACAAAGCACGGCACGGGCAGAAGCAAAGGCAGCACAACGCCAAGCACGAAACGTCCGGTCAGCACTGGAGAAGGCCCACGAACTATCCGCCGTGTTAAACGGTAAATCAAAGGCTGCACTCACAGAGCAAAGGCGCATTGCGCTGGATAAGCTGACACGAAGTAAGGTAGCCGAGAACGGCGGCCACGATTATGCACTTGACGCGAGACGTAGAAAGAGGGAAGATAAGCCCAAGTTCATGCACTACGCCAAGGGTTCTGACTTTGGGACACGTACCGCCACGGCGGGAACCAAGACAGACGCAACAATCAATAGTTACTGGAAAGCCAAGGGCGGAGATAATCTGCCAAGGCATTGACAAGGGGCAAGGGATAGCGTAGAGTGTGATTCAGATGCAGCGGGCCGGTTAGCCTTACTCAATACCAGCTAATAGCCCACTTGCATCAAGGTTCAAATAGTGCTTGACACCATGCGAACTAAGTTGTTAAGATAGCGACATCGAATACGGGAACTGTAACCCGACAAATAACAGCGGCCTGCTGAGTTCCGGGGTCTAATAAAGCGGAACGATAATAGTGTGTGGCGAGCATTCCCTGCTTCAAACGGGAGTCATCGCGGTACGACTAGGGACGCATCAAAGCGCACCCACTCGATACCACTCTCAAGGGAGAGGCGAACAGAACCTCACAAGGTGGCTTATGCTGCTGAGGTTAGTACCCAAACCCTTGAGAGTCTGAATAAGCGGCCTGCACTCGCAGACTGTTTATCAAGACTCTCTAAACCAATCCATAAGGAATACACCATGACTACCAAAACCAACGTTAAAGCCGCCGCCGTTTCCGTAATCGCTGCAATGGGCGCCGACAAGCTCGATGAGCTGATTGCCAAGGTAATCAAGCAGGCTGCCAGCGTGCAGGACCAAATCCAGAAGGTGGCCGTTGCCATCATGGCCCACGCTTATCACCACGGTGATTACTCCCGTGCCGCAACACTCGTTAACGGTCTGGGTGCCGGTATCCGTGCCAAGGCTCTGATTGAGTGGTTCCACCTTGCCGGTCTGACTGTCGATGAAGATAATGGCGGCTTCAAGGGATGGCAGGGCAAGTCCTTCATCGAGAAGCACTGGGAACGCATAACAGATAAGAAGTGGTACGACTGCAAGCCCGAGAACGTTTGGCAGGGTTTCGACCTCAACGCCGAGCTGGCCCGTCTTGTGAAGAAGGCAGAGCAAGCGAACAAGAAGGCCGAGAAACTGCGCCAAGATGGCAAGGAACTGCCGGAGGATGCTGTCAAGATTGATGCGGCGGCCCTGACTGCACTCCGTAGTATGATTCGAGAGTCTTAATGAAAAACCAAATTAGTGTGACGTACGGGCCGGTTAAGCTGGCCCAGTTCTTGGCGGAACTCTATAAGCAGGGTATCGCCTTCAAGATTCACCACATAAGTGGCGATGTACACCGAGTAGACTTCACAGGATACTGATATGCACATCACGACCGACATCAATGTAACAACGGCGGCCCTTGCCGCTGCCATTAACCCTCTCGACAGTAGCGCCCTGCTCGACACTTGGGACAAGGGTTGCGTCGAGCTGTATCACCGGATAGGCGAGTGGGCCGAAGTGGTCGATAAGGTAGAGCGCCGAGTATCTGCCCTTTGCGCTGCCCATAACGGAGACTGGCCGGGCGTGTTTGCATACGAGGTGACGGAGAACGTGGGCAAGGTGATTCGCAACGCCATCCTTGCGGGGCGGGATGCTGCACTCACAGGCCAAGCGGTGTACGTTATCGCTCTCGGCTATGCAATCCACTTCTGCGCCGAGAACCCAGAGATTGCCAGCCGATTGATGCCCGTCAATGCCGATTAAGCTCTACTGGATGCCGGAGACCACGGCGGACGGCTTCACAATATCCGCCTTTCAGTGGGCAGTGCAGGGGAACAACCTGTACGCCTTTCGATTCCAGATGAAGGAACCAAGCCATGATTACGTTCGTCGCATCATTGATGCTGTCCGAGCTGGAGCGCCAGCGGTGGGCCAAAGCAATGAGCTTGCAGCGCGGCGCTTCTTTAACTGGTACTCTCAACCCTGGCCCGAGGATGCACTGCATGAAAGTAATACCGAATCTGAATGAGGTTGAGCTGGTAGCCGCTGAACCTGTTAGCACGGGGCGTGCAGTATGCCCTCAATGTGTGTTCCACTACCCGACACACGATGGTTTTGTTGGGAACTGTATGACTTCGTCCTTTGAGTGTGTAAATGGCGGGATTGGCAATTTAATCTGGAAGGAGAAAGCAAATGCTGAAGCGTAACCGCAAGTTGAATAAAGAAGCCCTAATTCGTGAATCCCGCGAGTATGGTGAATCCAGGACTACACTCAAAGGGTATCGGGCATTCCGCCAACTCGCCAGTGTGTACGGTGCGGTTAAGGCATCTGCTATGGTGCTCAACGCCTTCCAGACATACCCTGCCAGTGTTAATCGGCGCGATGCCGATGTGTGGAGCTTCTGTATATGGCACGTTACAGAATATGGGCGGGAGTGGTCTAAGGCCGCTGACAGCTTTGACGTTAACAGCTGACGTTTGCCCAAGGCTCTGCACTTGCAGGGCCTTCATCAAGCGAAACCAAACAACCAAGGAGATACACGATGTCACGTTCACGCCGCCGTACAGCATCCGCACCGTTTGGTGCACCCTATGGCCAAGGGCCGTCCCGCCAGTCTGAGGCATATCGCCAGACGATTGCCGACCGCAAAGCCCGCCAGCTCGCCAAGCAGCGGGCAGAGGTGGAGATTGCGAACATGCATTTCACAGCAGAGGGGGATTTCTCCCATCTGTCAGCACAGCCAATGAGGATTCGACATGCTTAACCGCCTGCACGTAATACTGTCAGCTGAGCTGAAAGGCCGCGAGCCGGACGATAACAAAGAGCGTACCCAATCCCTAGATGCCTACCTGTCTCGCTGTTATAGCGATGTTCACGACAAGGTTATCGGGCACTATCAGGGACAGAGTGAGAACTCGTTCATTGTCCAGTGCAAAGACCATCGTGAAGTCGGTGACCTGTTCGACAAGGCCCAAGACTACGGACAGGAGTGCATCATGCTGGTCGATGCCAAGGGGGTTGGGTTCCTGCTCTATTCTAACCTCAAGATGGAGCGGTTAGGTCCCGTCACAGCGTCTGAGTGGCTGCCTGAAGGGCTTCAGAACTACACCTATAACCCAGTGTCTCAAACCTACTACTACACGCTCTAAGGATGTCATATGCACCGGGTTGTATGTAGCCTTTCACTGTACTGCCTATCGCCTATTGCAAATAAGGCAATACCTCACGATTTTAAGCAGGGCCTCGGGCCGTGTGGTAAAGTTGTTACCTCTTTGCAGGTAGAAAAGCAGGTTCAAGGTATCTCCGTTTTGCAGTTCACCGAATGCGGGGAGTGTAAGGAATTTTACTACCCTTACTCACAGATAGCAGGTCGAATCACAATAACCACAAAGGAGTCCCCAAAATGAAGAAGAAGTTCAACCCATCCGCCGCGCTCGGTTACAAGCGAATCAAGCCACTGTACGACAAGGCGGTAGCCGACTTGGTAATCGAGACTGCCCGAGCCGACGACAACTACACAGCCCTCTGTGATGTCACAGTAGAGCGCGACTCACTGGCGGGTATCGTTGAACGTCAGAAGGAGAAGCTCAAGGCAGCCGGCCATATGGTGGGGCACCTTATCCGTGAGCGTGATGTGGCAATCGAGCTTGCCGAGCAGCACAAGATGGTGCTGGTGGCGGAGCAGAAGACGGCCATTGCCCGTCACGAGGGTATCCACCTTCAGCTTGTAGCTGCAATGGGCGATGTGCGCTCATTGCGCGGCACCCAGAGCACCCTGGACAAGCAGTTGGACACCCTGCGCCATGTCGTAGCAACCCAGAAGTGCGCCCGTGCCAAGGCGGAGCGTGAGAAGATGGCTGCACTTGCGGATGTTCAGAAGCTCAAGGCAAAGGTGCGCAACTGGGCAATCATTGCAGGCACTGGCGTAGGATTCGCTGTGGCTGCCTGTGCGAAGGCCTTGATGATGGGGGTAGTCTGATGTCAGGAACTAGCTTAGTCCACCCAAGAACAGCACACCTGCCCCCAGATGAGCAGGCGAAGGGAACCTACGTTCTGACTACACCCGAGGAGCTGTCGGCCCGTGCTGCACTGGAACGTGCGGGGTCGCCTACAGGCAGGACTCAGAATACCCACCCAGAGCCCCATAGCCTGCCTGTCACTGGTCGGGTAGTCCGCAAGCCCCCCATGAACCAGCTGGTTGATACCGATTACGCCTCTCTGGAGTGTCGTATGGCTGTGCACATCCTATCCCGTAATCCAGAGGGTGTGTTCGTTCGGATGTCAACCTCTGGCAAAGAGTCCGTGTTCGAAAAGCTGGCAGCCGACCTCGGCTATAACATAGAGTAAAGGAGAAGTAAATGTTCTATCTGGTGTATGTTGCACTGGCCTTCGTTCTGATGCGCCTCGACCGAGCCTTTAGCAAGCTGGGTGAGAAGATTCTCACCCTCGTTGACAAGGAGCGTGAGGTTCGCCTCAAGTCTGTATCCGCCCTGCACAAGGGGTACAAAGCCAAAAAGACCTGTGAGGAGTTGGCCGCAGCTATCAACAGGGTAGGCGAACAGATGATGCGAACCTCTAAGGCAAAAGAGGTCGAGCTGTTGAGGCGGGCTAACGCCCTCGACCTGGAGCGCAAGGGTGTGATTCACATGCAGAACCACATGGCCCAAGTCCGTAGTACGATAGTCGATGCCAAGAACACCGCACGGCTCGCCTCTCCGATGGCAATCCGCATTGCCTACGTTGGCCGCAAGCTGAAATTCTGGAAGTAACCGGCGTTTGCCCAAGGTTGCCGGCATAGTCGGCGGCCTTCATCAAGCGAGGTGGTATCATGAAGAAGATAGAGGAGCGGCAGTGGCTGCGCTTTGCCAAGATGCTCGGGGAGGGCGAAGGTGACAAGATTATTCATGTGGGTTGCGGCCAGCGCCCGTCAATGTTTATCAAGAATGAGGCAGAGGGTTGGTGGTGCTACTGCTTCCGCTGCCGAGGAACCGGTCGAGTCAGTAAGACACACCAGCGCATTAAGAAGACAGCGCCGGTTAAGACAGGCTGGATACCCAAACAAAAGGTCGAGCTTATGGATGCCCTTGTCAAGGAACCTCTGGATTTCAAAGATGCCCTACGTCGTTATGGGCTCGGGCCGTATGTCACGCTGCTACAGTACAGCGATGATACATGCCGCATCTACTTCCCGGACGATTCTGGGAATAACATGGGTTTGGACACCACCGGCACAGCGAATGCTCGATGGTATGCTCCTACTGGGACTATGCTCTTGTTTAACAAAGGAGGCAGGCACACTAGCTGCTTACTCACAAACAGCATACCCGATTACCTTGAGGCCTGCCGAAAGGGTGCCCCCGCGATGCTCCCCATGAACCGCAAGGGGCAAGACGCTGCACTTGCAGAGGTATCCAGACGCAAGTCAAAGGGGCACACGATTAAAATAACGGGCTACTTGCCCAAGCAATTCATCAGAAACGTAGAGGCATTGTAATGTCATTGGACAAGGTACTGCTTTCGACGCTGTCTAACCGCAGCCGGTACAAAGCACTCATTGACGCTGTACCACTTGACCAACTGGGTACGCAAACGGCGTGGCTCCTTAAGTCCTATGGTACATTCTTCGACAAGCACAAAGGGGAACAAGATGTCGATTTTAGTTTGCTCAGCACTATGGTACGTCTTAAAGTGGAAGGGGAAGCCGCCGCACCAGTATTGGCCCTCATTGATGCGGCAAAGTCCCTTCGATGCACTGATGGCCAGATTAAGGCGGTAGTCGAGCAACTCTATGAGATGAAGCTGGCCGGCACGGCAGCCCGTCTTGTGAACGAGTACAACGACGGGGAGGAAGTTGACCTCTCCTATGAGCTTTACAAAGTCACGATGGAAACCCGCAAGCTGCTGGGGACAAGCTGTGAAAGCATGTTCAAGGAACCTGACATCCATGAAATCCTTGCAGAGCAGGCCAGAGATGAGGGCCTTAAGTTTCGTCAACTTGTATTGCAAGAGCATATCAAGGGACTTACACCACCACTCTCAGTTGCTATTTGTGCAGCTGTTGACTCAGGAAAGACCAGTTTCCTTGCAGATGCCCTCACATTCATGGCACCTCAAGTTGCTGTCAGGCATCCGGGGAGGCCGATTATATGGCTCTCCAACGAAGGTGTCGTGCGGGAAATATGGCCCCGTGTGTACTCGGCGGCCCTCGGCGTCTCGGGTGACAAGATGGCAGGAATGGATAAAGCCGACCTCTATGCAGCCTACGAGAAAGCGGTAGGCGGGAACCGACAGGCCATCAAGGCGCTCGATGTCCACGGCTGGAGCCTGTCACAGGTAGCGGGTCTGGTCGAGGAGATGAACCCTATCATCGTGGTGTTCGACATGCTGGCAAACTTCAAGATGGCTGGCGTCGAGAAGAAGCACGAGAAGATGGAAGCCCTGTTCCAAGAGGTGCGGGAGATGGCTGCCCTTCACGACTTCATCGCAGTGAGTACGGTGCAGCTGTCTGCCGAAGGCTATGATATGCTTTATCCGCCAATGACTGCACTCAAGGACACAAAGGTAGGTGTGCAGGGTGCTCTGGACATACAGATAATGCTGGGCCGCCTGCTCGACCCGGCCTACGAGTTCAACCGGGGCCTATCCATTCCCAAGAACAAGCGCAAGGTGATTGGGCGTAAGGGCAACCCTAATGCTGAGGTGTTCTTCAAGCCGGACATCTCCCGATTCGAGGACAGTTAAGATGGCAACGGTAGTTGTTACGGTTCCTGGTAAGCTGTCCGTGTTCGGGCAGTACCTTTCTCTGCGGAAAGTAGAGCACAGGGATAGCGTCATTCACATTAGCTCGGCTGGTGTGTTGGTAATCAAAGACCGCTGGCGGGACAACACCCGCAAGGCATATGCAGCTGGCGAGTGGTTGGATGCAGAGGAGAAGAAGTAATGGCTTACTGCATAGAGCACACCCAGGGCGGTACTAAGAACATCCCGGCAATGGTCACCCGAAACAAGAAACAGTACGCAATGCACCGGCTGGTGTATTGCGAGTCTAATGGATTGGAGTGGGAGGACATAGCAGGGTGGGTTATACGTCACAAGTGCGACAATCGCCGATGCATAAACCCCGACCACCTGGAGATGGGTACACACGAAGACAACATGAAGGACATGGTAGACCGCAACAGGGCTGCAATCGGCGAGCGCCAGGGCCGCAGTACGGTTAGCGACAAAGACGCACAAGAAATACACGACACCTACAAGGCAGGCGGCTGGTCAATGCAGCAGCTAGCCGACCGCTACGGTGTAAGTAAATTTGCAATCAGCTACATAATCAAAGAGAGGCTCTCAGTATGTCGAACCTGATAGTTATGAAAGGGGCGCGGTTCACTGTCAAGCGTTTGATGCAGTGGCTGTCAGAAGATGGCAAGGTGTTCGTCCAAACGAAACGGGATGAGTTCCGACTTCTCTCTACAATGTACCGCGACACACAATGGCCACAACTCAACACAGCAAGCGGTGGTAATCTTGAGCAGCTGGAGTTGTGCAACACCTGGAAGCGGCACATAGCGGAGCTGCACCGCACCCTGGACTGTCACCAGATTGACATGGGTGTCATGATAAACGAGTGCTTCGAGCTAACCCGCCGTGTGCTCCGCAGCAAGAAGGTGCATTACGACCTGACCGGTGGCACCGAGTACCACATCAAGGACGAGAAGTGGGTCAAGCTACTGGACGGCACCAAGGAGAAGCAGGTTGTATTTGAGTACAAGGGCACGCTGAAGATTAGCTTCTGGTTGTACGACCTCCCTGGAAGTTATCTACCCTTTGAGGACAGGCTGCACCACATGAAGTGGGCAACAACCCGCATCGGGAATGTTCACCTTCCAGAGACACACCTTATAGGTGCCTGGGGAGAGACCCACGACAACTGCCTGAAGGACATCATGAAGCTGTTCGAGTCTGCCGTTGCCGATGGGCACGAGGGCCTGATGGTCAAGCGGTTCGACCACAAATGGGTCCCTACCCGTACCGTAGACTGGATGAAGCTCAAGCCATCCGACGAGAAGGATGGGCGCATCGTTGGGTTCAACCCAGGCACACCCGGCACCGAGTTCGAGGGTATGGTCGGCTCGGCTATCATCGACTTCGAAGATGGTAGCGGCTGCAACACTTCTGGATTCTCCCTGGCCCTGCGCCAAGAGTTCACCGACAACCCTGAAAAGTACCTCGGAAAGATTGCTGAGATTCACTACATGCAACGTGATGCCCAAGGCGGATACCGCCACCCCTCACTGTACCGCATCCACCCTGACAAGGAGAACCTGCAATGAGCCTTTCCATATCCAAGATGAAGCGCACACCTATCCAGTATACTGACAAGCTGGGACTGGCCCGGCTGTTGGGTGGGTCTGTTGTCGATGCCCTGGGGCTGAAGTCAAGTGGAGTTGCCTTTGCAGGTGGTGCTGCCCGCGACATGCTGGACGGTGTCGAGCCAAAGGACTTCGACCTTATCATCCCCCGCCGAGCTTTCAACCGCCCCACCTATGACGGTGCTATGGAACAGGCAGAGGCTTTCGACCATATGAAAGACCTGATGGAGGATGTATGCCGCGCCTTCCCTGACTGCTCGGTCGAGGTGTATCAAGCCTATGACCAGTCGAGTGGCGACTTTGACGAGCGCCTGCTGTGTGCCGGTTCCATCCACTGGAATGGTATTCAGGTTGACGTGCTGTTTAGCACAGCTGAAACACTGCTGGAAGCTATAGAGGGTTTCGACTCAGACATCAACCAAGCATTCATAGACGGCGGGCATGTCTATCACGTAGACGTAGGCAGCTACAAGATGCTGAATCCGCATCGAAGCGAGTGCCGTTACCACAAGCTGCTGGCAGTGGCACAGCGCCGAGGCACACACCTCGAACGCTACGAGGGCGACAGCTCTCCCCTTCAAATAACCCTGGAGTAACCCGATGAGAGTACAGGTGCTGGACTACGAGACGCAGAATCACACTTGGTTCGGCCAAGTTGCGTCTCCCTACTGCCCCGATAACTATGTTGTGCTGGAAGCAGCAGAAGACATCAACATGCAAACCGGGGAAGTGCTCAAGGCCCGCTGGGAATCTCGCTATGGGTCCCGTGAAGAATGGCTGGCCAAGACCCAAGGCATCCGTATACACCCCGACACCAAGATTCTGGTAGCGCACAACGCAGCCTATGAGATGAGCTGGTGGATGGAGTACCATATGGACGAGTTCATGGCGTTCCTGAAACGCGGTGGGCGGGTCTACTGTACGGCGTATGCGCACTACCTCCTGTCGAACCAGCAGGACACCTACCCATCCCTGAACGATACCGCCCCAATCTACGGCGGTACTCCCAAGGTTGACAAGGTAAAGGCACTCTGGGAAGCCGGCGTGCTCACCGCAGACATCGACCCCGAGCTGCTGAGCGAGTACCTGAGCGGCCCGTGTGGTGACATCGAGAACACAACCAAGGTGTTCCTCGGAACCTGGAAGCAGCTGACCGAGCGGAACATGCTCAAGATGGCTTTGGTCCGAATGGATGCCCTGCTCTACTCTGCATTCTGTATGCACTTCGGTCTGAAGATTGACCGTGATGTGGCAGCGAAGTTGCAGAAGGAGAACGAGGTTGAGCTGGCAGAGCTGCACTCGCAGGTGTTTGACTTGCTCCCACCGGATATGCCCGAGCTTGCCCGAGAGCAGTTCAACTTCGGCTCCGACTACCACATGTCAGCCTTGCTGTTCGGCGGGGTGATGAAGTACGTGGGGCGTGTTCCACGGGATAAGGACGGCGAGCCTATCTATGTGAAGGTGGATGCCCCTTTCTTCAAGAACGGGAAGGACACCTGGAGCAAGCTGCCACAAGAGGGCGTGTGTGAGTTCGATGAAGAGGTCGGCCTATGGTACGACTACGAGCGGACCTGCCACCAGGCACGGTACACCGCTGGCAAGCAGAAGGGCGAACCCAAGTTCGCGAAGATGGAAACGACAGAGGTTGACACCAAGAACGGTGACATCCTGTTTCCGATGCCCGGGCTGCTTGACGAGAAGAACCGCGCCAAGCTCTCAACAGCGATGGAGGAGCAATGGACAGGTAAGCGTGAGCTGAGGGATGGGTCACCTGTCTACAGCACCGCAGGCGACGTCCTGGACGTTCTGGCGGCACACGACGTACCTGGGGCCAAGCTGCTGCAACGCATCGGAAAGGTCGATAAGGACTTGGGCAGCTTCTACCTCAAGACAGAGCTGGACAAGGACGGGAACATCAAGAAGCAGTCAGGGATGCTCCAGTACGTGCAGCCCGACGGCTTCATCCACCACTCACTGAACCACACCTCCACTGTTACTGGTCGGCTGTCTTCGAACAAGCCGAACCTCCAGCAACTTCCCCGAGGTGATACCAGCCGAGTCAAGGAGATGTTCGTCTCCCGCTTTGGTGACGACGGTCAAATCCTTCAGGAGGACTACTCGGCACTGGAGACGGTGGGCTTGCAGGTCTTCTCCAAGGACAGCAACCTGAAGGCAGCACTGCTAGAAGGCAAGGACATGCACTCAATCCGACTGGCCTCTATGGAGGAGCTGGACTATGACTACGTTGTGGCCCGAACCAAGGACAAGGGGCACCCCGACCACGCTGAGTGGGACGTTAAGCGGACGGAAGTAAAGCCGGTGGCGTTCCAGTACCAGTACGGTGCGACCGCCTACGGCATGGCCATGTCCACTGGTAAGACCCAGGAGTTCTGTCAGGCCTTTATCGAGGCAGAGCAGGCAGCGTTCCCAGAGGTTGAGGACTGGTTCAACAACGAGGTGTTTGAGCAGGTCTACAAGACCAGCCACACGCTTCGACCGGTCCGCCTGGAGGTAGCTGAGGGTGTGTTCAAGATGTTGCGCATAGGGACGTACACGAGCCCTGATGGCACATGTTACCAGTTCCGCCAGAAGACCAAGAGCAAGTACGACTGGTCCACCAAGAAGCGGGTCGATGTTTCCGAGTTCCATATCCCGCACATGCGAAATTACCCGGTGCAGGGTGGCTCAGGCTTCATCGTACAGCTGTCGTGTGCTCTGCTGATTCGCCACTTCATCAAGCAGGACTTCTTCAACTGGAAGGCACTGCCCATCAACACGGTACACGATGCCAACTACTTCGACACGCACAAGTCAGTGCTGCGAGATGTGGCCCGTGACGTGGAGTGCATCATGGAGTCGGTGCCAGAGATGCTGAACCACATGTGGCCGGCTTACAACTGCGAAGTTCCCTTCCCGGTTGCAGGTGGTGCAGGTGACAGCATGGCAGAGGAGAATTGCGTATTCTCCACGGCGCACCCTAAGAAAGAACCCGAGAAGTACAAAGCAGACGAGGCCGCATGGATGGCAGAGCGTGCCGAGTGGAAGACCAACTACCTTGCTGCCAAGGGTATCAAGCGAGTATTCTAAATGAAGGTACTGAACCGAGCTTACAAGCTAAAGGCCCGTGCCGAGCGTATGCTGTCTGCAATGTGGAAGCGCCTCCATAAGTGGGGTGAGGGTTATGAGCGGAAGCATATAGCACGGCGTTCTGTTGTGGTTGTCCTGGCATCTCCACTTATCCTGTTCGAGATGGGCCGTCAGGCCTATCATGCTGTTGCCGAGTGCGCAGCCGAACTCTACCAATACATCCGTCACAATAACTGAGGTAATACACTATGACTATGAGCATTCAAGAGAAGTTGGCAGCCCGTGCAGCGCAAGCAGTAGTTCGTCAAGGTGACCAGAACGAAGTCCAAGCCGGTGGTGGTGGTGGCGATTACACCCCGCCGCACGCTGGTAAAGCCAAGGCGCGGCTTGTCGGCTATATCGAGCTGGGTCCCCAGGCGAACAAGAAGGAGCCGGCCCGTGAGCCGCTGAACAAGTTCAAGATGTTGTTCCAGCTCTACGGAAAGAACGCAGACGGCCAGGAGTGGGTGCGCAACGACGGCAAGCCCATGCAAATCGAGTCCCGCCCGTACTCTGTGAGCAGGGGTGAGAAGGCAATCGCCGTCCAGATGTGGAAGCGCATGTGTCCAAAGGCGGATGCCGCTCACTTCATGGAGCTGCTGGGCCGTGCCTTCTGGGTGGAGATTGAGCACAACATCGTGCCGTCCACCAAGGAAGGTCAGAAGGACTTGGTGTTTGCGAACATCAAGGAAGCCGAGGTCAAGCCCGCTGTGCGTGATGTCCTGGACGATGACGACAACGTGATTGGCCAGAAGGAAATCGCAGTGCCTGTGCCTGCTGACGAAGACTATGTAATCTTCGAGTGGGACGTACCCAGCAAGGAAGACTTCGAGCGCCTGACCAAGGGGCAGCAGACCTTGATTCGCAAGGGTGCCAAGTTCAAGGGCTCCGCCCTGGAAGCCCTGGTCGGCGGCAACCCGGCCACCACTGATGCCCCTGAAGATGAGGAGCAAGAGCCGGACGACGAGCCGCCGTTCACCCCGGACACCCAGCCTGAGACCGAGGTCAAGGTGGATGAGTCCCAGCTGCCGGACCTGTAATACGTGGTTCCTGCAAGGTATCGGGAGCGGCTCGAAAGGGCCGCCCTTAACCCGCAGTTCCATGTGAACGAGGAGTTCACCTTGTTGGCATGTGATGCGGACAGCATCATCTACAAGGTGGCGGCCACAACAAACAACATCGAGACTGCAAAGAAACGGTTCGTAGAGCGGGCCATGACCTTGCAGTACCTTGCAGATGCCGGAACGGTAAGCCTACACCTTACACCCAAGCATTGCACAAAGGCTGGACGATTCAACGTGCTGGCCACCAAGGAGTACCAGGGCCAACGCAAGAGCGGGAACAAGCCAGAGCTGGTTGAGCCGTTGCGGTATGCCGTGGGTCGCCAGAAGCTCTGGCTGCCTGATGAATTCGCCATCGTGTTCAACGATGTGTACGAGGCTGATGACTCGGTTATCATGGAGGGTGAATCCTTCGGTGACAACTGCATCATCTTCAGTGAAGATAAGGACCTGTTATGCACGAGACGAAGAATGCTCTGCCCTGTGGAGCGTGTTGTGATTCCGGGAGTGCCATTGAATTCGGTGGGTACTCTGGAGATGAAAGAGCTATCCCGTTCCAAGAAAGTGGTTGGTCGCGGCCCTTTGTTCTTCTGGGCTCAGATGCTCATGGGGGACACTGCGGACAACATTGCGGGCTTGACGAAGTACCTGGGGAAGGCGGTTGGGCCGGTGAGGACCTGGGACTTGCTTTCCCCGATGAGTGGAACGAATACCACTGAGGCAGCGGTTGCACACTTCGTGCTGTCCTGCTACATGGAGAACGGTCAGAACCCCTGGCCAGAGGGTTGGTTACTCTGGCTCTACCCAAAGGTAGGGTATAATTTCTTCCAGCATGTTAAGGCCCTGGGCCTGCTGGACACTGGTGATGCACTGGCCCACTGGCTGAAGGTGCAATTCAATCTCAAATGGTTTGTCAAGAAGGAAGATTAATATGTCCAAGTTCAATGTAGGTTCCATGATTGTTATGGCCGGTGCTTCCCTGGGTGGTCTGGTTACTGAGGGCGTCCTGCGTCAGGTCGGCATCATCCGCACCCAGTACACCGAGGTGGACATCAATGGCGAGCGCAAGGTCACCGGGCATAGCATTGAGGCTGTGCTGGAGTGCGGTGCAACTAACGGCACTTTCAACTGCGGTGACTTCTATGCGGTGGAGGTTCACCGTGGCGTTGCCCTCATCAACCCGGTTAACGACGATGAGATGACGGATGCCTTCGTAGAGCAGCTGGCCCTGCTGGACGATGAACAGATTCGCCTGGGTAACCACTTCGTGTACGACCAAGAGATGGTCACCACCCAGGAGTTCATCAATGCACCTGAGTAAAGAGGAAGTCAAGGAGCTGCTTAACCTGCTTGAGTGGGCTGTTGAGTCCGGGTGCAACACACCGGCAGACAACTACCTGATGGAGCGCATAGTAGAGGAGCACCCTGACCTTGCGTAAACTGACACGGTCTCAAATGACGGCCCTCAAGCTGAAGTTGATGCGAGCACCGGGGGCGGCCTGTCCACTGTGTACCCGCCCATTCTCGCTGATTGAGAGCAAGAACGTGGTCGTTGACCATGACCACAACACTGGACAGATACGGGGCATCCTGTGCCGTGGATGCAACGGTGCAGAGGGTAAGGTGGCGAATGCTGCTGGCCGGTGGGCCGGCCTGGGCATGGACTACACCAAGATTACACCCTGGCTCCAGAACCTCGTGAACTATCTCCAGTCCGAGTCGATGGACATGATTTACCCTTCGCACCTCACCGAAGAGGAGAAGAAGAAGAAGGCCGGGGACAAGCGCCTCCTCGCTGCCCAAGCAAAAGCACGAGCACGTACCGCCAAGATTAAAGCCAAGAAGGAATCCAAATGAAGACCAAGCTGATGTCCCTGTTCACAAAAGATGTGCACGTTGAAATCCTGAACAGCCACCCGCGTGACAAGGTTGCTGCTGCTGAGTACACCAAGCGTGCCGGCCTGACCGTATCCCCGCAGCTGGTCCGCTACTGGCGTCGCATCTTCCTTGGTGACAAGAACACCAAGGCCAAGGTGGACCGTGCAATCAAGAGCAACATCACCCTACTCACCCCGAACCAGAGCGATGACATCGGTGAAATCCACCTACCTGAGGTGTGCAAGCGCATCATGGTTATCGGTGACCTGCATGAGCCGTACACCCACCCGGATGCCTACTCTTTCCTGAAGCATGTCCGCGACGAGTACCTGCCGGATGCAGTGGTTCAGATGGGCGACGAGACAGACGGCCACGCTATCAGCTTCCACGACAGCGACCCGAACCTGGACAGTGCCGGTGTCGAGCTGGAGAAGGCCAAGAAGGGACTCTCCCGACTGTACCGCCTGTTCCCCAACCTGCTGCTCTGCGACTCCAACCACGGCTCCCTCATCTACCGCCGAGCCAAGGCACATGGCCTGCCTGTGCAGATGATTAAGAAGTACCACGACATCCTGTTTCCAGACCACGGTGCACCGGGTTGGAGCTGGGCAGACGCATGGGAGCTGATGACCCCGCTTGGCCGTGTTCGCTTCCAGCACCAGGTATCCAGCGACATCATGCTGAATGCCGCCCACGAGGGCTGCTCGGTAGTCCTGGGTCACGAGCATGGCAAGTTCAACGTGCAGTGGGCCGCAAGCTCCGACCGCATCTACTTCGGCGCGTATGCCGGCTGCCTAATCGACAAGAAGAGTCTGGCATTTGCCTATGGCAAGCTGACCCGTTACAAACCCATCCTGGGCTGCATGGTCATCACCGATGGCTGCCCTCAACATATCCCGATGCTGCTGGATAAGTCCGGTCGCTGGGTAGGTGCGAACAAATGAGCCGTTACAACAACCAACTGAGCCTGCTGCGGTGGGACTTCCGCCGACCTTCCGTAGTAATCTGGGACCTGGATGGTACTCTGCGAGACGGTAAGCCCCGTCTCCACCTCCTGCCTAAGAAGGAAGACGCCCACCGCTGCGAAGCATGGGACGAGTTCAACATGGCAGCTGCCTATGACAACCCCATATGTGACAACATAGAGCTGCTGAAGGCTACCTCACGCCGTTTCCGTGTCATCCTACTGACCGGGGCTGGCGAGGTGTCCCGCAGCGTTACAGAGCGCTGGCTGTGGGATCATGGCGTACCATACGACTGCCTCATCATGCGAGCCAGGGACGACCATCGTGTTGACACTGCATACAAGCAAGAGGTCCTGAACCTCATCACCGGTCAGCTGGTAGGCGGGCGAATCATCGCCTGCTTCGACGACGCAGAGCACATCGTCAAGCACATCCGTGGCATGGGCATCACCTGCCACCAAGTCACCCACTATGATAAACCCACCCTTGACAAGCAAGAAGGAAACGGACATGCGTAATCTGAGCGTAATCATTCTGAATGGCCCTCCCGGCTCCGGCAAGGACACCCTGGCAAAGCTGCTGGTCGAGTCCTATAAGCTCCGGGGTGTGAATGCCCAGGTGTTCGAGTTCAAGGACATCATGTTCAAGATAGCCAAGCTCGTCTCTGGCGCGTCCGATGAGCTGTGGGATGAGATGTACTCCAGAGAGCAGAAGGAGCTTCCACAGGAATTCCTGGGCGGCCTGAGCGCACGCCAGTTCATGATTCGCATTAGCGAGGAGTGGATGAAGCCCACCTTTGGCCCTGGCATCTTCGGCCAGCTGGCTTACAAAGCTGTTCGAGACTCTGGATGCGAGCTGGCAATCTTCAGTGACGGAGGTTTCCAAGCAGAGGTAGAACCTTTCCAGCGGCCTGGTGTGCACTTGCACGTCATGCGTCTGTACCCTAGCTGGGACAGCAGCTTCGACGGGGACTCCCGTAACTACCTGTTCGACACGGGCCTCCGAGCAAGCAACATTCGATTGCAGTGGGGTAACAAGATTGTCGGGATGAAGGCAATACAGCGTGCGTACAGCTCCCACTTCACCAGCCTTGCGGGGAAATACAATGAGTAAGCAATTCAGCGACGTGTACTGGAAGGCGTTCTTCAAGGACGCTTACAGCAAGAATGACATGCAAGCAGTAAAGAACGGTTTCCGTTGCATGGAGTGCTTTGAGGCGCAGACGGAACGACTTAAGGCTTGGTTCAAAGAGTATCTGAGAGAACAAGAGGGCGAGTAATTGGCAACACTACAGGACCAGTTGGAATGGGAAACCTACCAGCGAGACTTAGGGCGCACCAAGCTGGAGCAACAGTTGCGCAAGGCAGAGGAGAAGGGCAGGATTGCAGAAACCCCTCTCGGGTCTAGCGTACTGCGTCGATACGTCCTGTGGATGTCTGAGCGGCTTTCTAAGGACATCACCGAGGACCTGGGTAAGGCAGGTAGGAGCAAGGCTTACTCTCCGCTCCTGCACGCCCTGGACCCCGATGCGGTGTCCTTGTTGGCCATCACCACACTGATTGAGCTGGTGTGTGCCAGGAAGGAGGGCTTTATACACCTCGGGTTCTTGGCTTCAGAGATTGGCAGGAGGGTTTACGGTGAGTTGGCACTGGCCAGTTTCCGAGACATCAACCCTGAGCTGTATGAGGCATTGACTAAGGACTTGCAGAAGAAGATGTCGCAGGACTTGAGGCACAAGCTAACGGTGTTCAGGATGCAGGCGCAGAAGGCTGGCATTGAGTTGCCTGAGTGGACACCAAGCCAGAAGGCACAAGTGGGCTCCTATCTGGTGTCGCTTATGGAGAAGCAGTCAGGAGACCCTAAGTACCTCTGCGAGCTGGACAGCGTGGCAACAGGCCACAAGTCAGCCTACGTGGTCTACCTCTCACAGCATGTTCAAGAGCTGATGGCGGAGATAGAGGACCGCATGATGCTCAAAGCCGGGTTCGCTGCACCCTGTCTGATTCCACCTCAACCGTGGGATGCTGACGGGACTCAAGGCGGCTTCTACGGAGACCTGAAGGTTCGGGCTGTTCGGTTCTTCAAGGGCTCGTCAGAGCAGTGGGAGATAATGCGCACAGAAGGGCATGACCCCACTGTGGTGCTGGGAATGCTGGATGCAGTGCAGCATGTAGCCTGGAAGGTCAACCCGTTCATACTCGACCTAATCAAGAAGATGCGAGCAAAGGGACTAGAGACCAAGACGGTGCGCACAACGGCGGCCTTGCCAAAGCCAGAGCGCCCTCTGTTCCTTGACCTGCAAGATGGTGCGCTGACGCCTGAGCAGGAGGAGTTGAAGAAGCAGTGGAAGCGGCAGATGCGAGACTGGCACACCGAGATTCGAAAGGTGTCCCGGATTGAAGCCCGTCTGGGTGTTGCCCTGGCAGCAGCCGAGGAGATGTCCAAGCACGACCGCTTCTACTTTGCACACCAAGTGTGCGACCGGTTCCGAATGTACCCGGTGTCAGGTCCCCTTAGCCCTCAGGGTGCGGACAACCAGAAGGCTCTACTGCACTCCGCAGATGGTGGTCCAATCGACTCAAACGAGGCGCTGTACTGGTTCAAACTGAACATTGCAGCCAAGTTTGGTATTGACAAGCTCTCCCCAGAGGAGTGCATAAAGTGGGTTGACGACAATGAGACGAGCATTATTAGCGCAGCTAGTGACCCTACTAGCAGGGACGCTTTCTACTGGTGGTCCCAGGCTGACAAGCCGTTGCAGTTCATCGCAGTATGCGACGAGTTACGCAGCTACAAGCTGGACCCGGCTAACTTCGTGGCACGAATCGCCTGTGCAATGGATGGAACCTGTAACGGCCTTCAGAACTACTCAGCACTACTGCGCGATGAAGTGGGTGGTCGGGCAACGAACCTTATCTCTACCTCGGACGGGGTTCCTGCGGACATCTATGGAGACGTTGCTAGGGCATCTTGGCTACGCCTGCTGGAGTCGGATGAGTGCCCTTTCCGCACTTCTTGGATGGCCCACGGCTTTAATCGGAAGCTCACGAAGCCTTCGGTAATGACCCAGGTGTACGGCTCGACATATGGTACTTGCAGGAAGTCAATCCTCTCGTACTGTATAGAGAATGAGTTGTTCGACGGGGAGGAGTATCCGCACTCAGACTATGCCGGTAAGCTGGTATGGGCCGGCATTGATGACGTTGTTGTCAAGGCAAAGGAGGCGATGAAGTGGCTGCGGGAATCCGCCGGAGCGGTTATGCGCGAAGGTGCTCAATACATAACCTGGATAGCACCTTCGGGTGCAAGGGTTGTGCAGATTTACAACAAGTTCGACGAGCTGCGGGTGTGGACTCACGTAGGGAACAAGATTCGTTTGCAGCTGAAGGGACCGGAGCACCCGGACAAGCCCGACAAGATGCGGCATCGGAACGCATTCCCCCCGAACTTCATACACTCGGTTGATGCGAGTCATATGGCACTGGTTGCTGTTCGGATGGTAAAGGAGTTCGGATTGGGTGTGTTCCTGCATTTCATCCACGACGACTTTGGGGCGCTTCCACACCAGGCCGCTACCCTTGCCGGGGTAATACGTGAGGAGTTCGTTAGGATGCACCAGAGCTACTCTCTGGAGCATATACGGGAGCAGTACCCGTTCTTGTCAGTACCGCCGAAACGGGGTAACCTGGATATTAACTGTGTGCTTGACTCTGTTAACTTCTTCAGGTAAAATAAAGAGAACACCCTTAGAGCTACCATCTCCGATGGGAGTACCAAATTCGGTCGTTCTCGCTGTCGCTTCACTCCCTCATTACAAATAGGGTATAAATAAGCTTTTCTTCTCATAGGCGTACTGAATCAAATATTCGGACTCAATCTGAATCGGTACGCCTTAGAGAACATAACGGAGAATCAACATGGAAAAGAAAGATATTCCAGTCGAAGTGAAATATATGCACCGCCTTACACCGGAAGCCTATCGCCAACTTGAAATGAAGTTGCCGAAACCATTAGCAGGCCCGAATGACCAGACGGCATTCAACCTCGGCATCCAGCATGTTCTCTCAGTAATCCGCGAAGGGTTCGTGGTATGATTTTAATCGGACCCCATTACCGCAAGAGCGGACAGGAGCCGGCAGTAGGTGAAGTGCGTGCGATGGAATTTATCCGGGCAAGCTTTGACCCGGCTCTGCACTTGCAGGGGTTCGCAACAGCTGAGTTCTACAGCCGGCACGCTTACAGGATGGTGGTATCGTGCGACCGGTGGGAGGTGTATGTGTTCGGGGATGACCTCGAACCTGTGGCAGTTGCCCACTACACCGACTCCCACGATATACACCACGGAGTTGTAGCAGTCCCTGTGACGGTTTTAACCAAGCACGAGTACAGGGGATGCCTGGAGGTTTCCCGGCTCCTATCTTCCGGGATAAAGCAGGCTGTCGAGCTGCTAGGTTGTTCGCTTTATTACACAATGAAGCACATATCCCCTACAGTTCAGCAGCATAGACTGAGGAAATTATAGTGGGCAAGAAATTTAAGAAGGCATTCAAGACTTCCCTGAATCCCATCAAGCAGCTTCAGAAGGACGTAGGCGCCATAACCGGCAGCACTGCGGCACGCAAAGCAGCTGAGGAGCAGGCAAAGCAGATGGAGCGCCAAGGGCAGTTCGAGCGGGAGCAGGCTGCAAAGGCGGCTGAGCAATCACGACTACAGGCCCAGGCACAGCAATCCCAGATTGAATCCGGAATGGAACGTGACAAGGCCATATCAGCAGCTGAGGAGCAACGTGCCCGTGCGGCACTTGGCGCCAGTGATGAGGTAGATGTAGACCTTGCAACAGAGGCAGAGACGGACGATGAAGGTCGCCGTGTAAGCAACCGGGACAAGTTCATGTCGAAACGCCAAGGTGGCTCCGGCCTTCGCCTGTAAGGAGACCAAGTGGATAAGGAAACAGCACAAGGCCGGTGGCAGAAGCTATCGGCAGGCAAGGCTGGGTTGGTTTCACGTTGTGAGCGGTACGCTGAATTGACAATACCCAGCATCTGCCCGCCAGACGGTTACGACGAATCCAGCGACCAGTTGCAGCACGATTACCAGAGCGTCGGCAGCCAAGCAGCCAACAACCTAGTGAATAAGATGGTTCTGGCCATGTTCGCACCATCTCGACCGTTCATGCGGTTTGAGCTTCCACGGGCAGAGCAAGCTGAGATTCTGAAGGGCCTCCAGATGGATGCGAACCAGTTCCGCGAGCAGATGGCCCTCATCGAGATGGACGCTGTGAAGGAGCTGGACAGTATCGGGGCACGTCCCAAGCTGTTCGACCTGATGGCTCACCTGATAGTCACAGGAAACTGCCTACGCTACCAGGATGGTGATGTTATGCGAATTCTTGGCATCAAGAAGTTCTGCGCACGACGTAATGCCAGGGGCGAGGTGATTGAGATAATCATCAAGGAAGACTGCCAGCTGGACGAGCTGCCGGAGGAGGTGCGCCCATTCGCACTTCATACTGACCCCCAGGCAGCCGTGTCTATGTACAGGTGGTGGAAGTGGGACGGTAATAGGTTCCAGGAGAGCCAGTACATCGACAACTTCCTAATAGACCACAACGACTACACTGGAACCTACAAGCGCGAGGACATGCCTGTCCACCACCATGTGTGGCAGATTGCAGATGGTGCGCACTACGGCATAGGTCACGTTGAGCATTACGTTGGGGACCTAGAAGGCGCGAGCAAGCTGAGCGAGGCGGAGATAAACGGTGCGATACTCGCATCGGAGTTCCGCTGGCTGGCAAACCCCGGTGGTATGACCCGAGTAGAGGATGTTCAGACGAGCCGCAATGGTGCAGTGATACCTGGAATGGATGGTGACTTGGTGCTTGTTTCGGCAGGACCTGTCGCCCAGACAATCAGCGTGGTGTCGGCATCGGCGGACAAGTACATTCGACGGATAGGTGCAGGGTTCCTGTTGACAGCCGGGGTACAGCGGGATGCAGAGCGGGTAACAGCCGAAGAGATACGGCTGCTGGCCAATGAGCTTGAAACGGGCCTTGGTGGTATCTACAGCCGTTTGGCAATAGACCTTCAGCTACCACTGGCATACTGGCTGATGAAGCGCCTGGGCAACTCTGCTCTCGTCAACAGCGACTTCAAGCCGGTAATCGTTACCGGGCTGGATGCACTGTCTCGAAACGGCGACCTGGAGAATGTCCGGGCCTTCATTGCAGACGTAGTTCAGATAACCAACCTGCCACCAGAGACTGCCCAGTATCTGAAGCTGGATAGCCTGTTCTCTGCACTTGCAGCAGGTCGGGGTCTGAAATCCAGCGAGTACGTGAACAAGCAGGAAGTGGTGGACGAGCGTAATGCTGCGGCGCAAGCCCAAGCACAGGAACAAGAGACGGCCAAAGTGGCCACAGAAGCACAACTCAAGAGAGGTAATCAATGATTTTCCGTAACATGCGTATGAAGTATTACGAAGCGGCTGGCGACGACGGTGCATCAGGTGGCGGTAACGGGCCGGCAGCAGAGGTGGTAGCTGATGTAGTTGAGCAGCCTGCTGATAAGTCCAATGCAATTACGGAACAGGTCAAAGAGAATACACTGCCGGCATCCGCCCATCCCATGGACCAGTATGTGGAGCAGTACGCCGAGGATAAGCCGGCGCTCTCACTGGCATTGGGTTTCCTGAAAGACGCCGGCATCAACCCCTCCGACCCTGCATTCCAGATGGCAGAGGTTGACGGAGACTTCACACTGCTGGAGGCACTGCTGGCCCAGAAGGGACTACCCGGAAGCGACAAGATGCTGGGTATCCTCAAGGGCGAGGTCGAGGCTTACAAGACCGCTGTTGCAGAGTCCCAGGCAAAGACTGAAGAACAGGTTGCAGGTATCCTGGGTGATGCGCAAGAGGAAATCCTTGAGTGGGCACGCAGTAACGCCACCGAGGATGAGAAGGAGGCAATCAACAGTATGATGGATGCAGGTGGCGTGTATGCTGCCGCTGCTGCCATTATGCTGCGTGAGAACTTCAACGCCACAGTGCAGCCCACCAAGCCTGCAAAGAGCGCGACCGTCAACCCAACAACACCCGCCGGTTCTGTGCCGCTGACTGCTTCTGAGTATGCAGCACAGGTACAGGCTCTTGCCAAGAAGTTCAACGGTGACCCGCGAGGGACACCGGAATACAAGGCACTGACAGCCAAACGTCAACAAGCCCGGGCTCGCGGAATCTGATTCGGTACGCCTAAGAGAAGACAACGAAGTAACGGGGTCTAGAGCCCCATTCTTAATCCAATAGAAGGAATTCCAATATGTCTATTTTCGCAGCTACCAAGCCCGTATCCTACGACCACACCCGCCCGAACCAGCGCCATGGCGAAGGTGACCCGCTGGCGGATGTAACCGAGCAGTTCACAGGCACCGTAGAGGGCACCATCAAGCGCACCTCTATCATGGCCGGCTTTGTACCGGTACGCTCCGTCCGTGGCACCAGCACCATCTCGAATCGCGGTATCTCCAAGGCCAAGATTCAGAAGGTCGTACCCGGCGTGACCCCGGCACCGAGCACTGAGCCGAACACCTCCAAAATCTTCCTGAAGATTGACACCGTCATCATCGCCCGTAACGCCGAGCCAATGCTGGACGAGTTCCAGGTTGACTTCGACTACCAAGGCGAGGTTGCCCGTGAGCAGGGTCAGGAAATCTCCAACATGTACGATGAGACCTTCTTCATCGTAGGTGCGAAGGCAGCCCTGTCCACAGACAGCCCGTATGGCACAGCAGCTAAGATGCCAGGCCACAAGGGTGGTAACGTTGTTACCCTGGCAGACGCCGCAGACTACAAGGACCCGGCAAAGATTTACAAGGCCATCGCCGACGTAGTCGAGAAGTTCCTGGATAAGGATGTTCGCCCTGAGACCGAGGACATGATTTGCATCCTGCCTCCGGCTGCCTTCATGGCGCTCCAGCGTGCCGAGTACATCGTCAACGGCAACTACGTCACATCCGCAGGTGAGGAGCTGAAGACCAAGTACGTGTTCAGCGCCTGGGGTATCCCGGTGATGACCTCCAACAACGCCGTATTCGGCAAGAAGATTACCGACCACCTGCTCTCCAACGACAGCAACGGTAAGGCTTACGACGGTGACTTCACCAAGGTCGTGGCTCAAATCTTCAGCCCGAAGGCAATCATGGCTGGTTCCACCATCCCTGTAACCTCCAAAATCTTCTTCGACGACCTGAGCAAGCTCTGGTTCATCGACTCCTGGCTGGCATTCGGTGCAACCGTTAACCGCCCTGAGTACGCGGCGGTCATCGTGGCTCCCTAAGAAGTAACACTGGCCCATCCTTCACGGGGTGGGCCTTTTTCGGTTTAATAGGAGTTGACATGCTAACAGAATTAGAAGTGGTTAACGCCTGCCTAGCCACGGTCGGGGAGCTTCCCTTGGTGGAGCTATCTGACGACCACCCCTTGGTGGCTCCAGCAAGGCAAGAATTCAAGATGGCTCGGGTCTCCGTTGGTGGAAAGCAGTGGTGGTTCAATACGGACCGTGTAACACTGCAAACCGCCAACGACTCTTTCGTGTACGCGCCCCAGGATGCAGTGGCAGTTACGCCGATAAACCGGTCAGACTTGTCACTCCGTGGTCGCCGACTTTACAACCGGCTTGAGTCCACTTACTCTGTTCGGGGTCCAATACACTGCTGGGTAGTACGGGACATCCCCTACGACGAGCTGCCTGTACCGGCGCAGGTGCTAATATTGCACACCGCAGTGCTTGCGTTCCAGAAGAACTACGACGCAGACGAGGCGAAGACAATTAAGATAGAGCGCCAGAGAATGGATGCCTACCTTACACTGAATGCGGAGCACATCCGACAGATACGGCTAAACCCGCTACTGTCACCGGAGGTTGCGCAGTCTCTGATGGTAATGAGCCCACGGAATGGTCGTGGTCGCTTTCCTGTTCGCTAGGGGGACTTATGGCAAGAGTAGGTGGTAGTTATGAGTCAGTGGTACGGGGCGTCTCAGAACAGGCCCCACAGGACCGCAGAAGCGGGCAGATGCACGAGCAGGTGAACATGATAAGTGACCCTGTTCGAGGTAATGTCCGCAGGCACGGTAGCGAGTTCCAGGCAGGGTTGCAGATTACCCCTCAGTCGGAGGCTCCAACCCGGGCACAGGTAAACGAATATGCAAAGGGTGCAACAACCCGCACCTATTACTGCGATGGCCGGGAGCTTGAGCTGATTTACCGAAAGGGCCCCAAGGTGGGCAAACTCCCGAACATCCAATGCTACGACAAGACCCAGGGGAAGTTTCTACAGGTTATCATGGGCGGCGGCGGTGTTTGCGCTGACATTGACCAACAAGGGGTATCCGGTCTGGTTAATATTGGTAAGTTCGCATTCATAAGCGGGGCAACCTTTAAACCAACCTGGACAATCAACAAGAACCTGCCAGGGCAGGACGAGAACAACTCAGGTGTAATCTGGGTTCGTCAAGGTGCATTCTCCAGGACCTACACTGTCCGTATGAAGCTGGCCGATGGCCGCACAGTTGTTGCGGAACACAAGACAATGCCGGCAACCTATGAGGGTAAGCTGGACACCAGTGATATTGTGTGGGACAAAGATGACCCTGGGAAGTACACGAAGGCGGTTACAGACCGGACCAATGCGTACAATACAGCTGTAACCCAGCACATCGCTCTGGCCACTGCAAGCATACAGCCGGAGAACATCGCAAAGGGACTGTCAGCAGCTATGGCAACTGCCTCAGGCCTAACCGGGTTCATAGTAGAGGGGCAGTTCATCTACTGGGAAGCGTCCATGGGGATTGTAAGCACATCCGTAGAGGACGGTGGCGACGACACCTACATGCGGGCAGTTGTCCACACTGTAGACTCCATAGACAAACTATCTCCGAATCACTGGGGTGGTAAGGTGGTTCGGATAGCACCGAAGAAGCAGTCGAACAAGGACGCCTACTACGTTATGGCCCATCTGAAGTCTGGTGGTGTCCGTGGAGAGGTGACGTGGAAGGAAACAGCCGGAGAGGTGCAGACGCCAATTGAGATGTTTGCGGTTGCCTGGGCCGGACTCGATAAGCTCTACATCGGCTCCACCCCTGCTGAATTGAACCTACTGTCCCCTGACGCCAAGTGCCCGGAGTTCAAACCGAGCACAGTTGGCGACAGCGTGAGCAGCCCCCTGCCAAACTTCTTTGGTAAGCCACTGAGTTACCTTGGTGTGTTCCAGGACAGGCTCCTGGTGGCAACTGGGGCCGTTGTGTTCGCTTCCAGACCTGGGGACTACTTCAACATGTTCCGCCAGTCGGTTCTTGTGGTAGAGGACAATGACCCGGTGGAGATGTTCGCACTCGGTTCTGAGGATGACGTGATTAGCTGGGACACAAGCTTCGACCGCAACCATGTGTTGTTCGGGCGCAAGTTCCAGTACATCATCCCAGGTCGGGTAATGCTCTCGCCGAAGAACCCATCAATCCAGATAATGTCTGCGAATGAGGATGCAGTAGATGCAGAGCCAAAGAACAGTGGGAACTTCGTGTTCTTCGCCAAGGACACTGCCAAGAAGGGTTCGCTACATCAAATCCAGATGGGCGCAACCTCGGATAGCTCAGAGTCCTACGAGTGCAGCCAGCAACTGGACAGGTACATAAAGGGCAAGCCAGTTCAACTGGTGTGCACCACTGCACCCTACAATATACTCGTTCGCTCCACGGACATGAACAACGGCTTCTACATCTACTCCTACCTGGATTCTATGCAAGGTGTAGACAGACTGTTTGACAGCTGGAGTCGTTGGGAGTGGGCAGAGGAACTAGGTCCGTGCTGTGGGATTTCAAAGTGGAAGGGAGAGTTGCTGGTATTCACTGTGCGGAATCACTCGAAAGGGTGCAGCCTAGTATGTGATAAGTTCACATTTGACACAGCACTAAGCAGCAAGCCACACCTGGACAGCAACATGCCACTTGCTAATTTGCCTGCATCTGGGTGGTGGTCGTCGGGTGAATTCGACAGCATAGGCAGCATAGCCTACGCAAACACTCATGACTATTTCATGCTTGGCTCTAAGATTGACAGAGTGCAGGACAACATGGAGTGGTATAGGGATACCGGGCATAAAGAACACCTCGTTATAGGGGTGGACTTCCAGGCTTACATAGAGCCCACCAGCCCGTATATGCGGGACCGTAACGACAAGGCGATAGTAAATGGCAGGCTTACACTGTCAAAGCTGGATGTAGCCGTGTCCGATACAGGTGGCCTTGAGGCTACGCTGGAGACAGCAAACGGAAGTTCCCAGGTGGCTAAGTTCGAGGGCCGGGTACTGACCCGGAAGACTAACATGGTAGGCAGGGCCCCTATAACAGACACGGTTGTGGGTGTTCCGGTCTTCCGTGAGATTCGTGAATTCAAACTCCGCATCTCGGCCTATAGTTGGCTGCCACTGAGCATTACCGGCATCGAATGGGTCGGGCAGTGGTTCAGCAACATTCGGAGGGTTTAAGATGTGGGCACAGATTGCGATGGCGGCTGTGAACATCGTGGAAGGGTATGGAAAGGCGAAGACGGCACGCAAGCTGGCAGAAGCCCAGTACAAGCTGGAGGCGGGAAGGGAGGACAACCGGCAGCTTGTGCGGGATGCACAGAACGAGCTGTCTATCGCAACCGCGAACCTTACACGGTATCAACAGCAACGGCAGAATGACCGTATCGGAAAGGCAATGGAGAAGCAGGACGAGCAGGAGGCATTCAACTGGGGTAAGCAGGTAGACGGTCTGACATCCGCTCGATTTGACCAGCGTATCGAAGGTGCTTCTGCACTAGGTTCGCTAACTGCACAGGCTGCGTTTGCAGGTGTGGGCGGTGGCTCCGTTGAGCAGGTTCGAATGACGGAGGAGGCCCGACAGGCAAGAGCAGATGCTGCGGTTGTTCAGGGACTACAGGATGCCAAGTACGTGAGTGCTCTGAGCAAGGCTGCGGTAATCGACAACGGTTACAGCCAACTCGACGACTCCTACGTGTTTGCTGACCTGGACCTTACACCAAAGGGGCTTGTCATGAACAACGCATGGCAGCACAAGTACAGCCTGGGGGCTGCTGCAATGGATGGTATGAACGGCTTCTCCGGGAACATGGATAAGGTCGGTTTGAACCTACAAGCCGCAGGGTATAAGGGAGATGCCTCGCTATTTGGTGGCAAAGGTACAGGAACGAACAACAAGGGCCTTATGTCCAAGTTCAAGCTATGAGGTAGCAGATGGCAGACATTCTACAAACACCGGGGGCCTCCGCGCTCCCTAAGTCCCAGCCTATAGTGGCAAACGTGCCGGTATCTTCCCAGCTGGCAAACAACGCGACACGACCATCCCAGATAGCGTTTGGCGAGGCGTACTCGAACCACCGGGAGTCTGTGGACGTTCTGCGCTCGGTAGAGCAGCGGAACCTGCGAGCATTGTCCGCACTATCGCCGATGATTGCAGACAAGCTGAAGGAGAGCCAGGAGCGGGAATTCCAGGATGGGTTCCTTCGACAGATGCAGGGTACTTCGGTTAAGGAGATAGCCGATGAGCAGCCATTCGCCGGCCTATTCGGTGACGGTGCTGCTGTTCGAGGTGCCCGAGCAAGCCAACAGGTAGCAGCTGCAACGGCACTCGACATGTACGTGGCCCAGAACAAGGGTGACCTCAGTCGTATGTCCTTGGACGAGCAGCGAGCAGCCCTGGGCAACTTCGTATCGGAGCTTGCAACCGGTGATGAAGAAGCGGACATGGTGACGGCAAATGCCGCAATCCAACGATTCCCTGCAATGCTCGATACCTTGGCACGCTCCGCAGATGCAGAGATGCAACACACTGCGGCAGCACAACAGGCAGACGCAGTTGGCTCCCATGCCTCTGCACTGTCTCTGGCACGCCAGGACGTGGTAATGGGTAAGATGTCGCCCACCTACTTCGGTCAGCTGCAAGAGCAGGCACTGGAGGTACTGAAGCCGCTGCCAGGGCAGTCCAGCGAGTCGTATCGTAACGGGATGCAGTCGGCAGCTGTAATGCACGCAAAGAATGGCAACTTCGACATGGTGGCCCTTATCCAGGATGAGGTGCTGACACACGCACTGACACCGGACGAGCAGATGCGGTTCGACGGTCAGATGAAGTTGGCCCGTGCCGAGTGGCTGAAGGATAATCCGGTCAGCTGGGATTACGAGCAGTATAGCCAAGGTCTTGGTGTCCAGATTAGCGGCGGACGGTACATGTCGGTTGCCGACCTCACCTCCGAGATTGAGCAGGTCAATGCACGATACATGGCAGAGACTGGCTCTGTTACCCCGGTTATCGACAACGCTGAGCGCGGCCGATACATGGCCATGTGGGACCAGGAACAGCAGCGGGCAGAAGCCCAGGCTGAGAAGATGGGTCAGGCCGAGCTTGACGAATACACCAAGCGCACAGCCTACGTCCGCGGCATGGCAACAGGCTCCCCATCCCAGATGGAAGCCAGCGGACTTTCCACACAGGAGAAATATGCAATAGACGTTGCAGAGGCTGACCGCTTCCTTTCAGAGGAGCCGGGCGGGCCTTCTGGTGTTGTTGTAGGTAAGCTGGCCTCCCAGGGTCACGTGAACAAGCCATTGCAAGAACGGTTGAATTCAACACTGGCAGTGCTTACTTCAGGTGGAGTACCGTCAGAGGAGAAGATGGACCAATTCCGTATAGCCTTCGCAAAGATGGAGAATACGGCACAGGGCGTGGCCACACTGGATGCGTACTTTGGCGATGACATGGAGATGGCCAGGGCGGTTGCCACGGTTCCCATGACACCGGATAACCGTGCGTACTTCAAGCAGCTGGCAGAGGGCCGTAAGTTGCGGCTGGCTGTTCCGCCTGACTTGATGACCAAGGCCAAGGATGTTGTGAAGAATGAATTCACTCCAAGTTGGTGGAGCCGGTTTACCGGTGATTCACGCCAGCTCGGGGCTGGATTCCTCAACGCACTCCAGGCAGACATGGTGGCCAACGTAGGCACAGTGATGCAGCAGCAGCCCAACCTGTCGGAAGAGGAGGTGATGAAGATTGCAGCTTCCCGCTCTATGCGGAACAAGGACATGGCCGGCGACTACCTAATCGGTAACAGCAAGCCCGGTGCATTCCTGAAGGCAATCAACCAATCAACGGGGATAAAGATTCAGGACACCCGCGACCAGCGCATCAACAAGATGATGCAGGAAGCGGTGCTCTCGAAGTCCCCGCATATGCAGGATTACACAATAGGCGGCGTCCTGATGTTCAACGATAACCTCGCACAGTTCCAACTTGTGCGGGATGATGGCACACCTGCCTCAGTCCTTATAAGACTGGATGAGATGGCCTCGACCTACTCTGGGAAGCAGCAAGCACTGGCAGCTGAGAAGCAAGCCAAGCGGGCAGCCGAGAAGCAGAAGAAAGACGAGTACACTCAAGCACAGGTGGAGTTCTACAAGACACAGCAGAGGTAACCAATGCGCAAGCCCTTCACGGTAGACAATCAGAAAGCAACCGAGTACGACGCACTCCTGAAAGACGCAGAAACGCGACACGGTCTGCCCGAAGGGCTGCTCAAGACCACGATGATGATTGAGAACCGGAACAACCCGGCCAATCGTGTAAGTCCTAAAGGGGCACGGGGTGTGATGCAAATCATGCCCTCCAATTACGAGTCGCTGGGGATTACCAACCCGGACGACCCTGCACAGAGCATTGAGGGTGCGGCCAAGCTGTACTCTCAGCTGAACAAGCAGTACAGCGGTGACGTTGGTGCAATGATGGCGCACTACAACGGCGGCAACAAGGCCGGAACCGCGTACATGGAAGGCAAGGAACTGAACCCAGAGACAGCGGACTATATCGAGTACGCCTCCCCTTATCTTACGGCAGCTGGCAAGCCCAGCAAGTACGGTCGGGCTGTAATGGGTGCAGCGGATACCCAGCTGGGGCGTGAGGAGCTTCCATCTGACATCGTCCAGGCTGAGGAAGACTGCATGAGTGAGCTAATCACCGGTCTGGACAAGGCCACTGAGGAGCGCCTACGTCGTGAGGCGGAGTTGGCTCAGCTGACTTTCGAGGACTCCTTCAGGATGGGCCTCAAGGATACCGTGACATCCATGATAGCGGACGCCGGTAGCCGCGAGTTCGACCCAAGCTTCCGAGTTGGTCAAGGCGAGCAGCAGTACGTTGAGCAGCAAATCCCAGGTGGGTTGAGTAAGCCTGAGTCGGAGCGGATTTACAACTCACGTTCCCGCCGAGACCTCGACCGCAACATCGGCCGAATCACAGAAACACGAGAGCACTCCGCTAAGATGCGGGAACAGGATGGGGTAGGTACAGCGGTGGCGATTGCCGGCCAGCTTACTGGTGGCCTTATGGACCCAGTAGGCCTACCTATCGGCTCTTTCGGTTTGGCTGGACGTGCAATCAAGGGTGCCGGTGCAGTAGCCAGCGTAACCCGCTCAGGCCTTGAGGGTGCAGCGGCAATGGCCGTCATCTCCCCTATGGCCCAGGTGGTTGAGCGTGGTGACTGGAACGTAGAGGAAGTAGGCCAGAACATCGCAACAGGTGCTGTGTTCGGTGCCGGGCTTGGCACACTGGCTCGTGCCGCAGGATTCTCCGGTACTCAGGATGCAGCAATCAACGCACGCCTTAACGGTGAGATTCGACCAGAGCCCACCAAGTCTGAAGGCAAGGTGAACTTCCGAGACGCGACAGAGACATCCATGGCGGATGACGGTAGCACCATCGGTATCGGTGAGACTGAGTTCATCCAGCAGGCCCTGGCCTATGACGAGTCCAACGTACTGGGTGCAGCAGGCGAGCGACGTGAGAAGTATTACGGAAGCAAGATTCGCAACAAGCTGTTCGGTTGGGCAGACTCATCCGGAGTTGTCCTGGCCAAGTCAGATTCCAAGGTGGTCCGCCACTTCGGTCGTCTGGTTGCCGGTAACCAAGCCGGTATCGGTAAGGCAGAGGCCAGCACAGTTGCGACCCAGAAGGAAATTCTGCGGGGCCAGTGGCAACACACGTACATCCCATTGCTGAAAGATGCGTTTGCAGAGTGGGCACCGGCACCTGAGTTGCTGAAGCACATGGCGGGCGGTGCCAAGGGTGCAGAGAAGGAGTTTAGTCGTGCAGTTCAGATTGAGCGGTTCAAGCACCGCCTGTACCGCAAGGAGAATGCGGGTAGCAGTGACGGGTATGTGTCAGATGCACCGGGTCCAATCCAGACTGCGGCCAAGGTGATGGATGAGCACTACGCAGCCACCAAGGAAGCCAAAATCCTGCACGAGACGGAACACAGTTCACGACTTGCAGAAGAGGACTCTGTTGGTTACATCCCACAGACCACTGACTGGGCACGAATCCAGGACGCACCTCCGGCAAAGCGGGCTGCATGGCGCTCTATGGTTGAGGACGAGTACCGCAAGGAAGTGACTGGGAAGCTGTCTAAGATGCGCCAGGAGAAGGCTGAGTGGATTGAGAAGGCGTATGCCCGAGCGGAGGCACAGATTGATGCACCCTGGGTAGACAAGTTCCTCAAGGACCCTGAGGCTTACTTCGAGCGCAACCTGTCAGAGTTGTCAAAGAAGATGAACAAGGAAATGTCCAGACGTGCCAACCACTGGTGGGACAACGCGATGAAGGACGCGAACACCAAATACCAGAACAGCGAGGCATCCCTGCTTCAGCTGGCCAACGAGCTGGCAGAGGAGGTCCTGTCCAACCGGTTTGCAGACGAGGACCTTATCAAGGTGTTCCAGCAGAACCTGAAGGGCAAGTGGGCTGACACCAGCCGCCGCGAGCTGGACATGCTCTCAAGCCGGGACGTGGACGGTGAGCAGGTGCTGATGCTGGATATGTTCCGCCACGATGTGTTCGACAACATGCAGGCGAACATAAACCAGACAGCCGGAAGGGTGGCATTCGCTAAGTCCGGTTGGAAGACAGAGCAGGACATCCAGGACACCCTGAACGCACTGCGCCGCACTGGCTCGGTAGAGGAGCTGGAGCACGCCTCCTTTGTCACTGACCTGATTCTTGGCCGCGCCAACAAGCTGGCAGCTGACGATGCAATGTCCCAGGCTGTTAGCAACCTCACCTACGCAACCACGATGGGTAAGATGCCGCTGGCTGTACTGGCGGACTTCCCCGTACTGGTCGGAACTCTAGGTGTAGGTGGGATGCAGAAGGCCTTGGGAAGTATGGCACAGCACGTAATATCCGGCGACCTGTTCCGCAAGGGCCACAAACTGACCGGTGTTGGTAAAGAGCTGGATGCGTACATGCAGGGCCTCCAGGGGCGCGACCACGAGCTGTGGACGAACTCTGCAATGGATGGTAATGGTATGGCAATGGAAGTTGGTGGGATGGCTCTAAGGACCTCCCAGGCAGCCTCCCGGCTTACCAGCATGGCCTCCGGTGCGAACATGGTGTCCCGCCTGACAGGCTACGGTGTTACATCCGCAGTGCAGAGCAAGCTCCATGGTTTCCTGAAGACTGGCAAGGGGTTCACTGAATCCCGTCTAGCAGAGCAGGGACTGAACCCGGACATCCTGAAGCGCATTCAGAATCAGTTCGCTGAGCACGGGACAGCTACCGAGTTCGGCCTGTCTAACTGGACAGATAGCACAGCAAAGGATGACTTCATCTCAGCAGCGTACAACATGGCACACTCCTCCTCAATGGACAGGGTAAAGGCAGGTGAGCAGACCAAGTGGGAGCAGACGAACCTCCTGGGGTTCCTGTTCGGTAAGTTCCGCACCATCGGTATCCGCTCCGCCGAGAGGGTTGCAATTCGCAACCTGACTCAGATGGATGCTAACACAGTAGCGGCACTGACCACCGGTATGGCCTTCGCCACGTTCCTGGCTTATGCTCGTGTCCACATGGATGCAGCTACCAGTAACGACCCTGACAAGATTCTGGAGGAGCGCCTGACCCCGCTGGCAATGACCGGGCAGGTTGCCCGTATGTCGTCAATGATGGGCCTCGTGTCGGAAGGCACCAGCTTGCTGGACCTGATGACTGGCGGTGGATTCACTGGCGGCTCCGACACACCGCTTACCGGCACTGTTACACGTATGTCGGATGCGGTAGGTGGGGTAGGACAAGCACTCACGGGGAATGGTGAGTGGAGCAAGGCATTCCAGAAGTCCTTCAAGGCACTGCCAGCAGGTAACACTTACCTGATGCTTGGAGCAGCCAAGGCACTGGAAGACTAAGAATTGACCAAGGATGGTTGATTCGGTACGCCTAAGAGAACACAACGATAGAATGGGGCCTGTAGGCCAGGAGATTAAATGAACGTATATTCACAGTGGTTTGATGTTCTTCGAGTGGGTAACCACTACAACACAATGCAGTATTTCGCCGGTACGGGTGGCGACACTTTCGAGATTAACTTCTCTGGTGGATACCTTGACAAGTCCCACGTAAAGGCACTGGCAGACGACGAGGGCCCCGAGCTGACGTTGACTTTCATCACCAAGAGCCGAATCAAACTGTCCCGTCCTATCATGCCGGGCAGCAATGTTCTAATCTTCCGGGACACCCCAAAGGTAGTTCCTCTTGCGATGTTCAGCGACGGTGCAATCATCAACTCCATCAATCTGGACCGCAATGCAAAGCAGGCGGTGTTTGTTGCTGCTGAGATGCTCGACAGGTTTGACACATTCGGCTCCAGCCTTGAGACCTCTGTAAGTCAGGTTTCTGAGGCGCTTTCAGTTGCAAACGAGGCACTTAACAAGGCAATAGAGGCTGAGCGATACTCAAAGAGTGTACTTGGAGTTGCTGAGTCGGCCAAGGTGGAATCTGCTGAAGCATTTACAAAAGCTTTCCGAGCTTACAATGTAACCATTGGAGAGACCAGTTACCGTTTAAAGTGGAACGGGTTCACGCTTGTAGGTAGCTTTGAGGACGGCGCAGTCGTTCGGTCAGTTACCGATGCAGTTGTACAGCTTGAAACTGGTAAGGTATTCAAGTACACTGGTACAATACCACCTGAAGGTTTAACTGTAACTGCTGGGGACCTTCCGAGCAGCAAGTGGAGCAACCTAGACGTATACTCAACCGCACGAGAGATGCGGGAAGGTTATGCCAAGCTGGAGTATGCTCGACGAGGTACATTCTTAGAGGGTGGTTTCCGTATAGTTGCCGGTGAGTCAGCGGCGCTTCATTCAGACGGGCTGTACTACTCGCCAATATCCGGCTTCCGTGATATATCTCCGGGTAGCTCCCCAGATTCAGGTATGGTGTGTGTCGGCACTTTAAAGGGCGTATATGTAGACTGCCTGTCAAACTGGGTTGTTGGAGATATAACCATGGCAAATAAGGCCATAGAAAGCAAGAGTGTCCGGGGGGGTGGGGTTATACGAATCCCTGTAGGTGACTTTAAGAGCGCAGAGACGGTACAGCTACGAGATTTCGTACAGCTTAGAGGGATATCTCGCCGCCGCTCGCGCATAACAAATCACCCAACATTCTCAGGAAACGTTCTAGTTCACGCCACTAAAGGGTCCTTGGGCTCTTCTGATGTACCGGAATACCTGTCCTACTCCGGCATAAGCCAGTGCACGGTATTTGCATCTGGGAGTGTTAAAGTAGGTGTGTATGTCAGACACTGTACAAACGAGGCGGACTTCACTAAACTTACCACTCAGGGATTCTCTGAAGTTAACCTGTACGTCATAGGGTGCTTCTATTGCGACTTCTCAGGTTCTGTTTCCCGGGACGCAATGAGATACGGGATGATATTCGGTCGCAAGATGTACTCCGAAGGTGGCCTGAACGAGGTTAACGCATGTACAATGAATAACATCCGGTCCAACTACTCCGGTGTTGAGGATAAGTACAATCCGTCTGAAGACATGCTTAATGGAGCAGGTATAACACTGTGGAGTGCAAACGCATGTGCTCTGGACTACGTAGGGGCTGAAAACTCATTCGGTGTAGGTATAGTTATACGGAGGGGTATTAACAGTACAATCCAGACTGCGTATCTGGAGGCCAACGGAAGGAGCGCAGCAGCAGTTGATAAGATAGGACTTGCAGTTATCAGCGCAGACTTCCCGCAGCTACTGATATCCAACCTGATGCTAACAAGAAACCAAAGGGTGCATCTAGCCGGCGGTGCAATACTGAACGTAGGTAACATATACTCCGAGTCCTTTGAATCTGGGTTGATTCTAGGGAATGGCCAGATTTCTCTGGAGTCTGGCCTATATGCAAACCGTATGACTCCAGCCGACATAGCCAAGGTAATAAACAAGGAGCTGAATCTTCACGGAGCAATCGGGAATGTAGGCATGTCCAGCTACTCCACACTGGATAGCTCTATAATGGTATCCGGCTCAATTGTGTCGAATATCAGGATTGTTATGGTCCCGTCTGTTACAATTACAACTACAGACCCTATCATAATTGGGATTGCAGGTACGGAGATAGCTGTAAACTTTGGTAATTCCTTTACGGCAGGTGTTCCGATTGAGAAAGTTATAAGCGGGGATGTTCCAAAGGGGATATACCGACTGCGGCACAGGTCAAATTCCCTGCCGTCTGCAAGTACTAACCTAACAGCCGCATTTGCTGTTGGTGTGTATTGTATAAAGGGTTTCCCGCTGTACAGTGTAAAGATAGGAGGGTAGTATTATGTGGCTGGTGGATGAGGCTGTCGAGAAGGTGGCCCCTATCGCCCCACCGGCTGCTGTTGCAGGCTTGTCGGTTCTTGGGGTATCGCTTCAAGACTGGGTCTACATTTGGACCCTGGTTTATATCGCAATTCAAATATTGAAGCCTGCTATAAAGTGGGCAATCCAGAAGTGGAGGGGACATGACTGAGGAAGAGAAGCAGGCCATGTTCAAAGAGATGCTGGCTAAGATGACAAACGAGGACTTGGCCAAGCACCTCTTGAACAAGTCTTTGCAGAACCTAGCAGTTCTACTTGAGGAGGATATGGCAACGGCGGCGGATATGAACGTCATCCGGGCAATCCTCAAGGACAACAACATTGGAATCGTGCCTACACGGACCAACGCAGCTGGCAAGCTCCAAGAGAAGCTGGCAGCACGGTCCAAACAGTCTCTCCAGACGCCAGGGGTTATCCCAATCAGCGAACTGGATGAGGTAGACCTTTCTGACTTCGTAGGGAGAGTTCAATGAGTGACTACCCGTTCAACGCGGTAGCCGACCTGACAGCAGATGAGGAGGCCGCACTGGCCTCCCGCCTGGAGCAGGAAGGTGACGAAATGCCTTACTTATCCGATGAGGACTTCGCCGACCTGACCCAACTTGAGCAGGAGCGGTATCTGCGGTTAGAGGAGCTGAAGACAATCCAGCGCCACTATGCAGACTTTAACGTATTCTTGACCGATGTCATGGTCGAGCTGGGCTTCAACCTGTCCAAGGTACAGGCCGACATCGGCAAGTTTATGTCCAGTGGCCCGCAATACCTCATGGTTGAGGCACAGCGGTCCCAGGCAAAGACGACCATTGCAGCTGCCTTCTGTGTGTGGACATTGATGCACGACCCTAAACACCGGGTACTAATCATCTCCGCAGGTGGCTCACAGGCAACGGATATCTCGACCCTTGTAATCCGAATCATCATGAACATGGACGTGCTGGAGTGTATCCGCCCGGACAAGTCAAAGGGTGACCGGGTATCGGTTGAGAAGTTCGACCTGCACTACTCCCTGCGAAAGCTGGATAAGTCGGCGTCAGTATCCTGTTGCGGTATCACCGCGAACTTGCAGGGCCGACGTGCTGACCTACTGTTGGCAGATGATATCGAGTCCCAGAAGAACTCCCTGACTGCACTGATGCGTGAACAGCTCCTGGCTAAAACCCTGGACTTCACCTCCATCAACCAGAACGGGCGTATACTGTACCTTGGTACGCCCCAGTCCAGCGACTCCATCTACAACACGCTGGAAGCTCGTGGCTATGAAGTTCGCATCTGGCCTGGACGTTTCCCTACGGCAGAGCAGCTTCCTTACTACGGCGGCCGTGTAGCACCTATGCTCACTTCCATTATGGAGAAGTACCCTCAGGTGATGGGTGGCGGTGGAGTCAACGGAGACCAAGGTATCCCGATTGAGCCTTCCTTCTTAGGTGAGGAAACCCTCCAGAAGAAAGAGCGTGACCAGGGCCCCTCGTGGTTCCAGTTGCAGCACATGCTCAACACCAAAATGATGGATGCCGAGAGGTATCCGTTGAAGACTGACAACATAATCACCATGCCTATCCGGGTTGGTGACGACCTACCACTGGAGATAAAGCGTGGCTACGAACACACAGAGTTCAGCGTCTACGGTAAGAACTACCGATTCGCTCGTCCGCACCCTGTTAAGGGCGACCTCGCCCCTGCTCACGGTATCTGCTTCTACATCGACCCGGCAGGTGGCGGTAAAGGCAGAGGAACCCACGGCGGTGACGAAACGGGCTGGGCCTGCACAGCGTTCCTGAACTCCAACATCTACGTGCTCGGTTATGGCGGCGTCAAAGGCGGCTATGACGGGCAGCAGATGCAGGAGCTGGTGAGCCTCATCAAGCACTTCAAGCCCAACGTTGTGAAGATAGAGCAGAACTTCGGCTATGGCGCACTACGTGCCGTGTTCATGCCGCTGCTTCGTGCGGAGTATGAGGACTGCTCGGTAGAGGACGACTTCGTTACCGGTCAGAAAGAGCTGCGTATCATCGACGTGCTTGAGCCAATCATCGCACGAGGGTCTCTCATCATTGCTGAAGACGCACTTAAGGATGAGCCACGGACGCTGGCAAAGCACCCAGACGTTAACCGCATCACCTACTGCTTGATGCAGCAAATCAACCTGATAACCCGCGACCGCGACTCACTCATCCACGATGACCGTCTGGACGCACTGGCCGGCGCCTGCCACCACTGGGAGTCCCAGTTGATGGTAGACCAAGCCAAAGCACAGGAAGCCATACAGGCAGCCATGGAGGCCAAATTCTGGGCCGACCCGCTTGGACACAATCGCTACAAGCGGACACAACACACCGGCATGAACATGCTGGCACATAGACGCAATCGGAGATAACACTATGCACCTTGACAACGTTCCCTACCTTCCTTCCCTTTCAACTGGCGGCAAACTGCGTGTCGCTGTAATGAAGCTGATGAACTATGCGTCCCTGAACTTCCAGGAAGGCGGCAAGTTCGCTACCGTTGAACTCGTACCATTCTGGCAGGACCAACTGGCCCGTGTAGACAAGAAGTTTGGAGACCCCTCCGATGGCATGTTCCTGGGTATGGGAACCGTAGAGATTCGACAAGAACTCTACCATGCGATGTCGGAGATGCGCCTTTCTGGCAATGCTGCAACTAAGGCAGAGATGAAGGCCTTCATTGAGCATTGCGTACAGCACGCATGGTCCCTGGACACTGCACGCTCTGTCGTGGCTTCTGTTGAGGCTGTTCCACTGTACGCCAACGGCGACGCTGGGTTCAGCTGGTACGACCAATCGGCAGAGTTTACGGTCACATTCAAGGACGCCACTGGTAAGCTGGTGCCGGCCTCTCACGATAACCCTCTGCTCGGTGTCATGGACTTGAAACTCGACAACGAGGGTTCTGTTGACATTCAGGGCAAGTACCAGGGCAGTACTATTCGAGTAACCTCCAACCCGTTCAACCTGAAGATTGGTAGCCTGTCTACCCGCAAGGCCGGCAACTGTACCGCAGGAATCAAGTACACCACAGACCTTCCATCCAAGGAAGCAGCTGTCGAGTACATCCGCCTGGATGAGACCGGTGGCCTGCCTGCTGTGCCTAAAGCACGGGTTGCACGTAAGCAGCCCGTAGAAACCAAGGAGTAATAGAATGTCTGCCGTCAAGCAACGAATAGTCTACTGTTCAGTGGCGGCAGTCCTCACGCTGGTTTCCCAGCTGTACCCTAACTCGCTTCGCACCTCCCAGGAGGGCTTGAAGCTCCTTAGTGGATACGAGGACTGCACACTGTCCAGTTACAGCGACTCTGTAGGCGTACCTACGTGTGGTATAGGCCACACCAAGGGCGTCCGCATGGGTACTATAGCAACACCAGAGAAAGTCGCCCAGTGGTTCGTAGAGGATGTACTGGAGGCAGAGCAGTGTGTAATCCGGTACTTCAATGGTGTCGAGATGCCGCAGCCGGTGTTCGACAGTACAGTGTCCCTTGTTTACAACGTGGGCTGCTACGGAGCACGCTGGAACACCAAACTCAACAAGCCAACGTCAATCGCCCGGTACTCCCGGGCTGGTGACTGGATGGGAACCTGTGAGCACCTTGCCGACTTCCGTAAAGCCGGTGGCAAGGTAATCCAGGGTCTGGTTAATCGCAGAGCAAAGGAGCAAGCATGGTGCCTTACCTACAGACAGTGAAGATAGCCCTCCTGGTGCTCCTTGTGGCCCTCTGTGGGCTTCTAGGGGCAGGGACATGGCATTACAAGGGAAAGGCTGAGGTGGCCTCTGAGAAGCTCCAGGGGCTCACCAGGGAGTACGTACAGCTGGAGTCCCAGTACACCGCATTCACCGAGCAGGTTGAGTCGGCTGATAAGCAAGCAAGAGAGACGAGAGGTAAACGTGACAGCATCAAAGAGAACACACGAGCTGCGGTTGAGAGAGTTGAAGCTGCTCAATCGGGTATGGTGGGTGATGATGTTCTGGTTGACAGCCGGATTGTTGACGAGCTGCGCTACGCCGCCTGTCGCACCCAAGGCAACCCCAGTGCATGTACCAGAGGCCCTGACAGCCCCTACACCGGCACCGGAGATTGAGCCGGGCATTCGTATCAGTGACTGCCCTAAGCTGCTCCTGCGCAGCCTGGGGGCCCTGGAAGAGGCCAATGCCGATAAGGCAGCAGTCCGGTTGATTATAGACAAGCACAACAAGCAGATTAAGGAGCAGAGATGACCATTAAGCAGAAGTTACAAGCAGAGTTAGACGAGTTGCAGACCAAGCTAGGTGCCCTCAATGGGTTCCTACCTAAGATAGACCGCACCAATTCGTACTGGGAGCAGCAGCACAAGTTGCTAACCGAGCAGTCCCTCTACATGGCTGGGTATGCAACTGTCCTGAAGAAGCGTTTATCGTTGATTAAGTAGTTCTAACAGTGCCCTCTAGGCAGCACATGGTTGCTATCTAGGGTGCACGATTGGAGCATCTTGGTTAGGCTGGGGTTATCCCCCGGTCAGTGTACTGTTGCAGACCTAAAATGGTACGCTTATGCGCAACGGTAGCGACCCTGTCCGACGACCGGTCTTCCCCCCATAGGGGTGGCTGGGTCGATACGTGGCTGTCTAGGGGCACCCATGGCCGCCTGTGAGCTTCTGGAGGGGTACTGGGGTGCTAGTCTGGGTCAGCTCCCCGATTCAACCTGCGCCGTTTGGTGGCTTCTGGTGCAGTCTATGGCTTTCTCCTCTGGTTGTCCTCTAGGTAGGAGCCTATGATAGCAAGGGCTGCAACCAGTGTCAAGCCACCGTATGCAAGTATCTGCAACAAGGTGACACTAGGGGCTATGAGCCATAGGACGCTGTCTAAGCAATCCGGTAGGTAGTCGGGTATCATCTATCAGGTATCCTCTAAGGTGCTCACCACGGCTGCTACAGGTGCTCTATCCGGCCGGTCTATGGTGCTCAAGTGATTGCCATCGGTGGGCTATCCTATCTTGCTACCTGTCTGCCATTCGGTTGTTGCTGTTTGCACTAGCCGGTTGCTGTCTATCTGGGTGCAGGGGCGGGCTTCTGTATCATTGCACTCTGTCACTGTATCACGTTGCTCAGTGTATGTAACCGAGTGTGCTACCTATCTAGCTGCCTATCTTGCTACCAGATTGCAACCCTACTCTAATTGTTCCTTGGTTGCAACCCTATCTTGTTCCCTAGTTGCTACTGGGTTCCATTTGATTCGGTACGCCTTAGAGAACTAAACGAACTCAATAGGGTTACAGCCTTATCTTGCCGTTGGTTACTACTTGGGTGCTACTAGGTCATAGGTATATGGGTGCTACTTGGTTGTGGTGTTAGGGTTGCTATTAGGTGTGTCTCTTGGGTGTTCTATTGGTTGTGTCTTTCCATGGAGCGAATAAGCGGAATGGTTGTATCAGTAGTCTATAGGTGTTCTGTATCTGTACGCAGTTGGGGAGGGGATTCCAAAGGGGAGTAACCTATCGACCTGCA